GATATTTGGTAGGATAACGATATGACTAATAGTGTATTAGGTGTAAGAAATATTCAGCATACCAACGGTACCGATGCGATGACTATTCAATCTGATGGCCGCGTTGTACCTGTTATGGCTGGTAGCATTATTCAAATGCAATATTCACAGTATACTGGTACCACATCACAGGCAATTACTGCAGACACTGATACTGTGATGGATTTTATCAGTGTGAATATTACACCTGTAAGTACCTCAAGTAAAATTCATATACAAACACATATTTTTTATGAACACGGTGATAATAACAATAACTCTTGGAATCATGTTTGGTTCTTTTATAGGGATAGCACAAAATTAGCACATCCTGCCGCAGGAAGTAGACAATGTGGTATTTCGGTGGGTACCTTAACATATTATGCTGATGATAATAATAGCACGGCCGAAAATGCAAGATATGATTATTTTGATGAGCCAAATACAACCAGTCAAATAACCTATAAAATAGGTTATAGAACTCATGTTGGAGAAACACTTTATATTAATAGGACAGCTGGTGATACTAATAGTAATGGTTTTGAACGAGGGGTGTCAATGATTAGTGTAACGGAGATTGCAGGATGACAAGCGTTTTATTAGTAGATACAATTAAAAATTCTCTGGACTCTGCAGATACCGTTGCGTTTACTGGTGGTATTCATGCACCAGGTTCTGTGGTTCAAGTGCAAAATTCTTATGGAAGCTCAATTGTAGCAATTGCCAATAGTGGTTCTGGTAGAACTTATAGTGATCTTGTATCAATTTCATACACTCCAAAATCCTCCTCAAATAAAATTGTTTTACTTGGAACTAGTGGATTCACGAATCATAGTAGTGAATCATCTAGAGGTGCTTTTGGGATTGTTTTTAATGTTAATGGCACCGTCCACGAATTTTCAGATTATCCGTGGTATGATACAAGCCAGGTGTATTCAGCATACCCACCAGACACAACAATTACAAAAACTATTGATATTCCTACTGGAAGCGCCTTTGATATAAAACTTAGAGGATATTCGTATAACGAATCAGTCGGCACTATGACTGCAAGGTTTTATCGTTACTCATTAACAGTGATGGAGATCGCACAGTAATGCCTATTCAAAGAGCCAAACCAATTGCTGCAGATATACCAGTGCTTAACAAAACTAGTTTGCCGTCTGGATCTATCATACAAACAGCATCCAAATATTTAGCACCGGGTGTTGATTTTACAAACGACCAAAGTACAACGTCATCAAGCTATATTGATATTCAGGCTGGTAACAGTAATGCAATTCTTGGTGTTGATATGCTAGATATTAAATCAACCTCTTATTTAATATTTACTTATGAATGTCCAATGTTCTATAACAACAGTGAATCTGTTATTTACAATATATATGAAACCGTATCACAGACATATGTTGTTAATAATACCACATATCCAGGTGCCCATGCAACTCAGGCTGCGACCGCTGCAGAATGGGAAACAACAAATACAACTGGAACCTGGGGATTTACTCATGTTGGTAAGATAGGACAATATACAGGGGACTGTACATTCAGAGTTAGATTAAAGCACAATAGTAGCTCACCGACAAATGTGCATCATTATCATTGGTGGTCTAATAGAACTGGTCAGAGTCTTGTTGTTCAGGAGATTGCAGGCTAACTTTATTATAAATACAATAAAAGTTCAACGGGGATAGGGAACCGATGGCACAACATCATAACTTCAAGGTGAAGAATGGCCTTGATGTCGGCAATTCACTCACAGTAGATTCTAACGCTACGATTACCGGTACACTTACTTTAGGTGGCAATACCGTCGATTCCTCATGGGTAAAAGCTAGAGCTGATTCTGATTATATTAGAACAGCTGTTGATTCTGATTATATTAGAACAGCTGTTGACTCAGCATATGTAAAGACTGTACAGTATTTAGATAACGAAAGTTTAGTATTTGGAACTGGTAATGATTTCAGTATTAGGCATAATGGTACAAACAATGTATTATCTGCAGCGTCTGGTGTTCTTAGTCTTCAACCACATACAACTGGCGAAGTCAATATATGGGATGCAAATGATGCAAATTATTTGTTTAGAGCGCGTGCTCTTCAAAATGACGTACAATTATATAATAGCGGAACAATAAGACTGCAAACTACAACCACAGGTGCTACAGTAACAGGTGAGGTAGTTGCTGACTCCGCTACTATTAGTATTATTAGTGTACCAGATGGTACTTCTTCGACTAATAATATTCGTATCGGTTCCAGTGATGATTTAAGACTTTTCCACAACGGAACAAACTCTTATGTATATGATAATGGCACTGGAGGTCTTCATTTAGTTTCAAACAATGTTGAAATTAGAGGCGCTGATTTTGCTAGAAAAATGATTTCAGCAACTGATCAAGGTGCAGTTGAGATATATGATAACAATTCTAAAAAGTTTGAAACAACATCCACTGGTGTGACTGTTACAGGTACTATGAATGCAGATTCAAGTACCATGACGAACTTAACTCTGACTGGTAACTTACAGGTTGATGGCACTCAAACTATTATCAACTCAAACACATTATCGGTCAACGATAAAAATATTGTTCTTGCTGATAGTGCAACAAATGCAGCTGCAGCAGACTCAGGTGGTATTACTCTGAATGGTGCCAACGCAAAGATCCTCTATAGATCATCTGGCGACAAATGGGAATTCAATAAAGCACCATACTACAATAGTGCAAGACTTATTACAACAGATGATAATTTAATTGATTCAAGTCTCACAACACAATTAATTGACTCAGCTTATGTTCAAGCCAGACAGACAGAAGGCGCAACAAGAGGATTTGCTATCGCAATGTCGATTGCACTTTAAGGAAAAGATATGGCACAAAATTTTAGAAGATATACAAGTAATAATGTCGGTGGTGCCGGCGCTGTAACATTATTCACTGCAGATTCATATGATACAATTGTAGGCATTAACATCTGTAATGTTGTTACGTCTCAGATTACAGTAAGTCTTTATATTAATGATGGAGCTAATGATATCCATCTTGTTAAAGATGCTCCCATTCCAGTTGGAGGTGCCTTACAAGTTTTGGATGGTGGAGCTAAGTTTGTTGTTCAATCTGGTGATGCGCTGAAAATGAGAAGTGATACTACATCGAGTGCTGATGTGTGGGTATCAACCGTTGACGATATTAGTACATAAGGAAGACTGATGGGATACGTAGGTAACACACCAGCTGAAAGATATGCTAGAATGGATAAGCAAACCATCACTGGCGATGGTACGACTGGTCCGTATACTCTAGATCATTCGGTAGGTAGTGAACAAGAGATTGAGGTGTTTGTCAACAATGTTCGACAAGAACCTGGTTCTGGTAAAGCATATACTGTATCTGGTAATCAACTTACTATGGGTGGTAATGTTGATTCCACTGACGACTTCTATTTGATCTATCAAGGCAAAACTATTGGTACAGTAACTCATCCACCAACTCATAGTTTAGAAGCAGCTGATGGCACATTTACTGGAGGAGTGTTAATTAAAGGAGCAGCTCCTAGTACTAGTAATTCTGGAAAGTTATCATATAATACTACAAGTGGAGTAATGGAATTTTCTGCTCATAGTACTGGGGGTGATACAAAAATTAATTTTGTTACTTCCGACTCCGGTTCTCAATCTACTAATTTACACATTGCACATGATGGAGGTGTTGGGGTTGGTACAACTAGTCCCTTTAATGCAAAGTTGCATGTATATAATACTGGTGTAAACTATGCACGAATTGGTACAACAACAAAAGGACATTATTTTGAATCCCAAAGTGATTCAGCAACAGATGGTTTTGAGATTTATCAGCAGCATGGTTCAAACACAAGTAGAAACAGTTTTGTTGTAAATGATAATAGAACTGGTTCAAAGAGTGCAGCGTTTGCTATTAGAGGAGATGGAGCTATCAGTACACCATCTCAGCCTATTGGATGGAGAAGAAACACTAACACCGCTAATGGTTGGGTAACAATGACAACCAGCGCGCATTATGAGTGGACTTCGTGGGAAACAACCGGAAATAGTTGGTATGGAGATTCAAAGGCTGACACCATTGCAGACAATGGGAGATTTACTGCAACACATGCTGGATGGTACTTAGTTGGCCATGAGGGGTATGTTAGCACAGCAACCAGCGCACAGACAGCCAAATATACATACGCATATGTATACAAAAATGGATCAGCTCATTATAGTGATGGAAGAATTATGGGCTATGGTGGTGATTTTAATGACAAGTTTTATCAAAACACAAACCCAGTATATTTAGAAGCGGGTGATTACATCACATGTGGTTTGTATAATGTTGGCAACGGTGCACAATATTATTCTCCATATTGTGGCTATTGGGTTTATTATTTAGGATAGAGGAAACATTATGCCTAATACAACTTATAATATTACATTAACACAGACACAAAAAAGATCTCTTGAATATGCAGCAAAAGATCCACAAGATTGGATTGACAATGTAACAACCAATCGGGCACGTATTGCTAAGAATGAGATTGTTGAAAAGCTCGTTGCTCACTGTAACGCTAACGATATTCAATTGGCTGTTGGAGATTCTGATCAGGTAGCTCAAGCATATACTCTTGGAGTTGTAAAAACAGCAGTACAGCGAGATAGTGATTTAACTGCATCAATTCTTTTAGGGCCAGTTTAAGGATAGTGTAGAATGCCGTTAAGTACAATTAAAACAAATTCTATATCTGACGCAGTTTTTGAGGCTGGCGATAATCTTCTTATAAACGGTGCAATGGATGTTTCAATAAGAAACGGGGGGAGCAATGCTAGTATTACGACATATGGTTATACTTTAGATAGATGGCTTGCTTATAGCTCTGGCGGAGGTGGAACTGTAGTAGTCAACCAAGAAGCTGATGCGCCAGTTGGATTTGAACGATCTCTAAAAGCTAGCTTCACTGTAATCGATGACGATGGATCTGATAGTTTTGTTTCTTTGCAACAAAGAATAGAAGGATACAACTCGGCTAAATTAGAGTTTGGAACATCTAATGCAAAAACAATCACTTTGTCCTTTTATGTCAAAAGTAGCTTAACAGGTACGTTTGGCGGAGCTGTTGTAGGAGCTGCATTTGCTCGCGGTTATGTTTTTCAATATACAATAAACAGCGCAAATACATGGGAGAGAAAAACCATAACAATTCCTGGTGATACAACTACTGCGTCTTACGTCGTAGACAATGCGATTGGACTAGTTGTTTATTGGGATTGGGGTTGTGGCAGTAACAATGAAAGAACAACTGCAAACGTTTGGGGTGGAGCAGGTGATTACGGCGGGACTAATGCTTATTCAATGCGTCTTTCAAGTAATGTAAAACTTTCTAGGAATTTAAATGCAACCTGGCAGATCACTGGATGTCAACTTGAGGTTGGGTCGATTGCAAAACCTTTTCAATATGAAGACTATGGAACTACATTGAGTAGGTGCAAACGATATTATCAAGAAATATATAAAGGCGCCGGAAATACTGATGACCAATATTGGGTCAGCACCGAGTACAACTCGAGTAATCATTGGGCGACATGTGAGTTTCCTGAAATGAGAGCTGATCCTACAGCGTCAAATTTTTATGTAAATTCTGCGGCGGCAAATACTTATGTAAGCAGAAACCACATCACTTGGAATTGGTCTGCAGCCACTACGTATGCGTTTGCAAGTAGCACGTACAAGGGCAAGTTAGATGCGGAGTTATAATTATGAAAATCACCAATGCTAAATATCTAGAAAAAATTCAAATGGACGGAACAAGGACCGGTGTAATGCATGCAATTCAAGCAACAATTGACAGCGCTGAATGTATTGTTCCAACCGACTCTGACAATCGACACTATATTGAAATATTGAAACAAGTAGACGCTGGCACACTAACTATACAAGATGCGGAGTAACGTATGCCTTATGTAGGTAAATCACCAAGTAATGGTGTAAGAAACAGATTTTATTTCACTGCATCAGGTGGAGAGACTTCTCTTTCTGGAGCAGATGATAATAGCAAGACGTTAACATTTAGTGACGCTGCATATGTGGATGTCATTCTAAATGGCAACACTCTTGTATCTGGAACAGATTACACAGCAGCTAATAATACTATTAGTAGCTTCTCTCCTGCATTAGATTCAGACGATGTTGTTGAAATTGTAGCATATGATATCTTTAGTGTAGCTGATACTGTTAGTGCATCATCTGGCGGTACGTTTAATGGTAATGTCACTATGTCTAAGCTGTCAGCTGATAGTGGCGTGTTTAGTAATGATTTGATCGTTGACACAAACACTTTATCTGTAAATGCAAGTACAAATAAAGTTGGTATTGGTACAACAAGTCCAGATGAAAAATTACACATAAAAACAAGTAATGTAACAACCTTGTTGTTAGAGCGTGATGGAACTGGTACTCAGATTTCTGCTTTAGTTATGAAAGATGGTAGTGGAGATCAAATAAGACTCTCATCATCAGATGCATCATACAGATTTTCAACTGGTTCTAGTAATACCGAAAGAGTCCGTATTGGTTCGGGCGGTAACCTAGGTGTGGGTAGTACCGCGGTTGACTCAAACTCTTATGATGATATCACAGACAGTGGAGCTGGTCTTGTGTTAGGAACTGGTGGAGTCTCAAATGCTGGTGTACAAATTCGTACAAGTGGTAGTGGAACTGGTAGAATTTACTTTGGTGACAATTCTGGTGATGATCAGGGTAGAAAATCAGGAGCTATTGAATATAATCATTCTTCAGACTATATGTCATTTAGAGCAAACGGTAGTGAATGGATGAGAATGACTCAAGATGGAGATATTGGATTACTAGGATCAACTAGTCCACTAGCAAACTCTATCACCATGGGACCCCATTCTAATCCCAGAATAATTTTAAAGGGTAATGGATCTGGATATACAGAAGGTGCATTTGTATGTGAGGCTCCAAATGACTATCGTGGTGGTGGCATCTACATGTATAATAATGAAGGAACCAACACTGACACAGAATGGTATGCAGGTCGTGTTTATGCAAATGCTGACAACTATCATATTTGTTTTAAGAGCGGTCCAACAGCCGTAGGTCAAGATACTGCTCAGTCAGGTAATAAAAAGTTTATTCTTTATCAGAACGGTAACTATGATTTTACTGGATCTGATGTTTCTGATAGACGCCTTAAGCAAGATATTTCAGATGATAGTGATGCACTTGCAGGAATTCTTCAATTACAAACTAAGAAGTTTAGATTTAAAAAGTTTGACTCAGCAGATGATAGTGAAGTACTTCGTCCCATGCAGCATGGGTTTATTGCTCAAGATGTAAAAAATATCTTTCCTCTTCTCGTGACAGGAGATAGTTCTTCAAGTCATAGATCTGAATTTTTAGGTCTTGATTACAATGGATTAACTGCATTATTAGTCAGAGCTGTACAGGAACAAAATACTATTATTAACGATCTAAAAACAAGAATCAGTGCTTTAGAGGATAGTGCGTAATGACAAAAGCAAGAGATAAAGCGTCAGGTGATAATTTTAAATCAACTGGTATTTTAGACAGTGCTACAAGTACTATATTGACTCTTGATGGAAGTGTTGTATCGTTAAGTGGTGATTATTTAAGAATACCGCTTGCCGATTCTGATCCAACAGGAGCTGAAGGAGCTATATATTTTGATACGGATACAAAGGCCACTCGGATTCATAATGGTACAGCTTGGCAAAATATGGCTCTTGATCTAAGTCCATTTAGCACATTTAATACTTCTTCAATGTCTCATAGTCAAACTAATACTCAGGAAGCTGGGTCGACTAAGATTACCAACAATGGTGCGTCTGCCTGGTCTGTGTTTGATAAAGCGTCATCAGCTGACTTTGGTGGACATGATGGTCACAACGGAAGTCCAGATGACTACCCAGCATACATTGCAATTGATTTTGGTCAAGCTAAAGCTGTCAACCGTCTGAAAATTTTTCTGCATGCAAATTCGTTTGGTTATTTTGATCTTGAAGGATCAAATGATGCAGGAAGTGGATCGTTTTACAATTCCGGAAATTGGACTACTTTGACATTTACTACTTCAAGTAATTCTAGTAGTAATCAAAATGCTGGAGGGACCGGTAGTGGCTTAACTGAGGCTAGTTCTTTAACTTTTGAGTATAATAATAATGTGCCGTATCGCTATTACAGAATGAAGATAAAAGACAATTCCCGGCCAAGTCAAACTCTTGGAACTAGTTATACCGGTTGGGCTTCATATTATTGGGAGTTATATAGAGAATGATAACCTTTAGTTGGAAAAACATAGAATTGAGCTGTCACCATAGTATGTATGGAAAAACTGACGTAGCGTTTGCATTTACTGCTACTCTTGTTGCAACTAATGATGAAGGATATTCCAAAGAAAAAGAAATTTCTGGAGGGTTTGGAGCTCCTGGTAGTAGTTATACTGAATCAAATGACATTACCAAAGCAGATGCTATATCGTGGATTGAATCAGCTTTAGGTGATAATTTACAGAATGAAAAAGATACACTAGAGTCTCAGCTATCTGTATTTAAAATTTTACGGTTTGAATAACACAAGTTATAAAACTTATAAATAGTCGTAGATATTTTTAACGGAGATCTCTATGGCTAATCCTACATCACGTGCTACGCTCATAGAATATTGTAAACGAAGACTCGGTGATCCAGTAATCGAGATCAATGTTGATGAGGATCAGCTCGAAGATCGTGTTGACGAAGCACTACAATACTATCAAGAGTATCATTCAGATGCTACTCTGAGAACTTATTTGAAACATCAGGTTACTGCAACCGATGTAGCAAATGAGTACATCTCTTTGTCAACTGACATTCTATTCGTATCTAAAGTTTTCCCAGTATCAAGTAACTTTGGTTCATCTGTAAACTTCTTTGATATCAAATATCAGATGATGTTAAACGATATCACCAACCTGCAAAACTTTGCTGGTGATCTTGCTTACTATGAACAACTGCAACAGTATCTTTCATTACTTGATATCAAACTGAACGGACAACCACAAGTTCAGTTCTCGCGTAAGCAAAATAGATTATATATCTTTGGTGACTTTGCTGACAAAGATATTAAAGAAGACGATTACATTATTGTTGAAATCTATAAGATTATTGATCCAGACACTCACACGTCAGTATACAATGACATGTGGCTCAAAGAATATACGACAGCATTAATCAAACAACAGTGGGGGGCTAATTTAATTAAGTTCGAAGGTATGCAACTTCCTGGTGGAGTCATGTTAAACGGTCGACAGCTTTACGATGATGCAACTGGTGAGATTGAACGGTTGCGTGAAGTGATTCGGATGGAACATGAAATGCCAGCAGACTTCTTTGTAGGTTAATATGTCAACTAATCTTTATTTCAGTCAAAAGGTAAGGTCAGAGCAAAATCTATATGAGGACATCATCATTGAGTCCTTGAAGATGTATGGACAGGACGTCTATTACTTACCAAGAGATATTGTAAATGAAGATACAATCTTTGGTGATGATATTCCATCAACTTTCAACTCATCTCACAAAGTAGAGATGTATGTAGAGAATGTAGAAGGTTTTGATGGTGAAGGTGATCTGTTTACTAGATTTGGTGTTGAGATCAGAGATGAGGCTACGTTTGTTGTATCACGTCGTAGATGGATTCAACAGGTACAAAGAATGGATACAGAGTTAACTAGTGTCCGTCCACGAGAAGGTGATCTAATTTATCTTACATTGTCTAACTCATTGTTTGAGATTATGCATGTAGAACACGAACAGCCTTTCTATCAGCTTAGCAATCTTCCTGTATTCAAAATGAGATGTCAGTTGTTCGAATACAACGATGAAGATCTTGATACAGGTGTCGAGGCTATTGATGATATTGAGAAGAGATATGCGTATCAGTATAAGGTGACAGTTACTACACCTAAGACTGCTACAGGCACGGCGGTACTTGGATAATGGCATTATTAAAAGAAGTTACATCTATCAACTTAACTGACTCTGGCAACCATTATGATGTTGCACCCACAATCTCGTTTGTTGGTGGGTTTGCTGATTCATCAGATAAAATTAAGTTTGGTAATAATTCACTTGACTTAGGAGTGAATAGTTATACCTATACCGTAGACTCAAATACGTCTATGGATGGCTTCATTGGATTCCATCTTTGGGTCGATAGTGGTGCACTTCCAGATTCAGCTAATGCTCCAATTGCTGCGTTATGGGAAATGGGAATGCATATTGATGGTGCAACTCGTAGAAGAGTTGGTTTGAATAGTGGTGGTCAGTTACAATCAGCATCAAAATATAGTAATGCTAATAATAGAGAAACCTGGTATCAACCTAGTCAATACAATACAGATGAGCGTGTACAAGAAGGCCAATGGAATTTCATTTCACTAAGTTGGACTGGCAACGATCAAGGATTTGCAACTAGGCGAGCTGATATTTATATCAACGGTGTAAGAACATATTATACTAATGGTACACATCTGTCTGGTATGTTTGGTGATTCAGATATTCTGTTTGGTGCACAGCTCGATGATTCCGCTACTCCATTTGGTTCATCAAATATCAGATTCAAAAAAGCCACTGGCATGTATATGGATAATCTGTATCTTGACAGTGTAGGTAATACAAGTTCTACAAAGTACATTTATGATAGTGACTCTGATGGAGGAATATACTCAAGTTCAACATTAGCTAAGTTCCAGACATTTAACAATGACTCAGCTGTCGCAACTACTACTATTGATTCTAACGGCAAAGTCAATTCTGTTTCAGTTAGTGGTGGTGGACTTTATGCATCAGCTCCTACAGTTTCGTTCAAGGCAGTTAAAGCTACTAGCTTTATGCAAAACGATAGCTGTAACCAAACTTTAGCATCTGGGGTAAAGATTTCTGGCGAGCTTGTTGACTATTCAGATTCTGATGGTATCTTACACATTGCTCATGTTGGTGCAGATGATGGCAAGTATCATTCATTTGTAACTGGAAGAGATATTAAGTTTGGTGGTCCTACTGGTATAACATATACAAGAAACGTCTTGGCGGTAAGCGAAGACAATCTGATCTCTGCAAATGAACAGAATGATGACTTCAGTCCAGCAACGTCAACTAATCTCGACTTCTTGGACTTCACTGAAAACAACCCATTTGGCGACCCGGAGAATAACTAATGTTTGGTACTCATTTTTATCATCAGAAGGTTCGTAAGTGTGTTGCTCTATTTGGTGCATTGTTTAATAACATTTATGTACTAAGAAAAGATTCTAATGGCAACGTAGTTAGCCAAGTTAAGGTTCCGTTATCGTATGCACCTAAGAGAAAGTTCTTAGAAAGAATCAGAGAGAACCCAGACCTTACAACTGACACAAAAGTTGCTGTTAAGTTACCTCGTATGTCATTTGAGATTACATCAATGGCTTACGATGCTACAAGACAGTTGACAAAAGTATCTAACTTTGCTACATTGGGCACTGCTAGTACTAACAGACAGAAATTTTATTCTCCTGTACCATATAACATTGCGTTCCAACTGAATGTATATGCTAAAAATCAGGATGATGCATTGCAGATTGTTGAACAAATCTTACCCACGTTTAATCCACAATATGCATTAACTATTAAACCCTTTGCTACAGAGTATCCTAGTTTCAAAGAAGACATTCCTATTATTATCAATAGTGTATCTTTCTCTGATGACTTTGATGGAGCAATGGAACAAAGAAGATCCATTGTATATTCCCTTGACTTTGAAATGAAGGTCAGCTTCTATGGTCCAATCAATACCGGCGAGATTATCAGAAACTCGTTGGTAGATATCTATGACATAAAAGCTGGTTTGAGTGATTCTGATGTCAAACTTGAAAGAATCTCAACTGTACCAGATCCAACATCTACTATTGGTCTTGCTGATAGTGACTTTGGATTTACAACAACGATTGATTTAGCTTATGACGACAGCGCATGATAAAGATAACATCAAAGGTGATTATGAGTATTCGCGAGATACTTATTATGAACTTTTAGAAAAAGGAAAAGAGTCTCTTGAGCTCATGGTAGAAGTTGCTCGAGAGTCTGAGCATCCAAGAGCATTTGAGGTGCTTTCCAATATGATGAAAAATATGGCAGACATCAATGATAAGTTGATGGATCTCAATAAGAAGAATAAAGAGATCAACAAAGAAGATGTAAAACAAGTAGGTAATACTACCAACAATGTCTTCTTAGGATCAACAGCTGATTTGCAAAAACTTTTACATAATGAAAAAGACATTATAGATGTTACCCCAAAGTGAAACCTATCTTGGTAATCCAAATGTAAAACGAGATGGCATTGTTCAGGAGTGGACACAGGACCTCGTAAAAGAGTATGCGAGGTGCATGAGTGACCCTGTACATTTTGCTGAGAACTATTGTAAAGTCATTTCCCTTGATAAGGGTCTTGTTCCGTTTAAGTTATATCCTTATCAAAAGGATATGTTCGAGGTGTTTAATGAGCATCGGTTTAACATTGTATTGGCTTGCAGACAGTCAGGCAAATCGATATCCGCCTGTGCCTATCTTCTATGGTTTGCACTCTTCCATTCGGAAAAGACGGTTGCGGTTCTTGCGAACAAAGGGGCGACTGCTAGGGAGATGTTATCTCGCATCACGCTTATGCTTGAAAACATTCCGTTCTTTCTTCAACCCGGTACGAAGGCTCTTAACAAAGGCTCTTTGGAGTTTAGTAATAATTCTAGGATCATTGCTGCTGCCACTTCTGGCTCTTCTATCCGTGGTCTTTCTGTCAACCTTCTTTATCTAGATGAGTTTGCATTTGTTGAACGTGCAGCTGAGTTCTACACGTCAACCTATCCTGTTGTGTCAGCTGGTAAGGACACAAAGATCATTGTCACCTCTACTGCAAACGGTATTGGCAATAC